TTATTATCAGCATATAGTTAAGTCTTGGGAAAAATGGGGCTTTAGAAAAATAAGAGCTGAAGTTACTGTAGCTCAACAAACAATTGTAAAAGAATTAAAAGAAAGTTATCTTAAACCTAATGGAATAGCTTTATCAATAGATGAATTTAGACCAACTAGATCATTAGGAGATAAGAATGAACGTGTAGGAGCAATACTAGAACCTAAGTATGATAACATGCAAGTATGGCACTACAAAGGTGGTAATTGTCAATCATTAGAAGAAGAATTAACAATGGCACATCCACCACATGATGATATTAAAGATGCTTTAGCTAATGCTATTGCTATTTCAATAATACCTAAACAAAGAGTTGGAACATACTCATTAGGTAAAAATATAATGACCCACAGTCGTTTTGGTGGCGTAGCTTACTAAGGAAAAAATATGTCAGGCAAAGTAGCCCAATTAAGAGAATTAATTAATAGAGACACATTAGCTAGACAACTAGCAGGGCTTTATAATAGATGGTGGATTCAACGTAATAACAAAGAAATAGAGTGGAGAGAACTCCGTAATTACCTATTTGCTACTGATACTACTAAAACTACTAACTCTAAACTTCCTTGGAAGAATAAAACAACACTTCCTAAGCTAACACAGATACGAGATAACCTACATGCTAACTATATGGATGCTTTGTTTCCTAATGACAACTGGTTAAAATGGGAAGGTTACAATTTAGAATCTACAACACATCAAAAAAGACGTGCTATTGAAGCTTATATTAAAACTAAACTTAGAGAGTCTTTGTTTAGAGAAACTGTTTCTACTTTAGTATATGATTATATTGATTATGGTAATTGTTTTGCTAATGTTTCATATGTAAATGAAACCCATACAGATCCCTATAGTGAAGAAGAAATTACTACATATAGAGGACCAAAACTTGAACGAATCTCTCCATTTGATATTGTATTTAATCCTGTAGCAGCCTCTTTTAAAGATTCCCCTAAATTTACTAGATATGTAAAATCTATTGGAGAATTAAAAAAAGATCTTAAATATCGTACTGATTTAAACTACGATAAAGCTGCTTTTGAAAAAGCTATTGCAGTTCGTCATAGTATAAGTGCTTTTAAAATGGAAGATATTAATAAAGCTGAAGGCTTTCTTGTTGATGGTTTTGGATCATTACAAGAGTATTATCAATCAGGTTTAGTAGAAATATTAGAGTTTGAAGGTGATATTTATGATGATGTATCTGATACTTTATTAGAACGTAGAATTATTACAATCGTTGACAGAAGTTATATTATTCGTAATATTGAAAATCCGTCTTGGTTAGGTAGAGATAATAAACATCATGTAGGTTGGAGAGAAAGACCAGATAACCTTTATGGTATGGGTCCATTAGATAACCTAGTTGGTATGCAATATCGTGTAGATCATCTTGAAAACCTAAAAGCTGATGCTCTTGATTTAACTATTCATCCCCCCCTTAAAATTAAAGGAGATGTTGAACCTTTTATTTGGGGTCCTGAAGCTATTATACATATTCCAGAAGATGGTGATATACAAAGTATGCCTCCTAATCAAGCAGCTTTTCAAGTTAATAATGAAATAGGAGCTCTTCTTAATATTATGGAAGAGATGGCAGGGGCTCCTAAAGAAGCTATGGGTATTCGAACTCCTGGCGAAAAGACTGCTTTTGAAGTGCAGCAATTACAGAATGCTTCTGGAAGAATCTTTCAACATAAAATTAATAAATTTGAAATTGAATTTCTTGAACCTATTCTTAATACTATGTTAGAAATGTCTAGACGAAATATGGATATTATTGAACTTGCTAGAGTTATGGATAATGATCTAGGAGTAACAGACTTTATGTCAATTACTAAAGAGGATATTACTGCTAAAGGTAAATTACGTCCTCTTGGAGCTAGACATTATGCTGCTAGAGCACAACTAATACAGAATATGTTAGGTTTATTTAATAGCCCAATGGGTCAGATAATTGCTCCTCATATTTCTGCTAAACGACTTGCTCAAATGGTTGAAGAATATATGGGTTTTGAACAATATGCCTTTATTAAAGATAATGCTGCAATATTTGAACAAGCAGAAACACAACAAATAGTTGAACAAGTAAAACAAGATATGCAAACGCAACAAGCAACTCCAATGGAAGAGGACAGACTAGCTATGCAAACATCTGCTCAACAGCCTCCTCCTACTATGTAAATACTACTTGACTTTTAAGTAATTATATGTTATAATTGTAAGATGGATTTAAAATCTGAAAAAGCTAAAAGCTTATCAAAAACAGAAGTTTTTAAAGAGATACAAGAATATCTAACAGAACAAATTGATTTGTCTAGACGTAAATGTATAGATGAAGAAAATTTTACTCTGGCTGCTTGGAGTGAATTTCAAGCATTTCAATTAGGTATTCAAAAAGCCCTTTCTAAACTTCAAACATTAGTACCTGACCAAGGAGAAAAAAGTGTCTGAAGAAAATATAAACATTGAGCCTAGTACCAACGAAGTTCAAACAAAAGATAGCCAAGTTCCTCAATTTGAGATTCCGACAGAAGCCTCAGAATTAGTAGGAAGTGGTAAAAAGTATACATCTGTAGAAGATGCGTTAAAATCTGTTCCTCATGCTCAGAAGCATATTCAAACTCTTGAGTCTGAACTTGCAACTTTAAAAGAAGAACTAACTAAACGTAGAACAACAGAAGAACTTTTAGATGAAATTAAGTCTGGCATTCAGCCTAGAGAAAACCTCTCTACTGGTGAATTTGATCAAGATAAATTAATGAAATTGGTTGACCAAACAATCGAATACAAAGAACAGCAAAAATCTGCTAAACAAAATGCTAATTCAGTAGCTGCAAAGTTTACTGAGAAGTATGGAAATAATGCAGAGAATGCCTATAATACTGTAGCTCGTGAGTCTGGATTAACTACACAACAATTAAATAGCTTAGCTTCTAATACGCCAAGTCTTGTACTAAAACTTGCTGGATTAGATAATAGACCTTCAGAAATTTTAGGTCAACAATCTAGTACAGTTAATACGCAAGCTCTGAATCAAAAGGGAGATCCTAGTCAGTTATCTGCTAGAGTCAAACAAGGAGCTACGACAAAAGATTTAGTTAATGCTTGGAAAATTGCAGGAGAAAAGGCTAAATTAAATTTATCACAATAAGGAAATAATATGTCAATGTTAACGAGTAATACAACAGCCTTTGTGGAGGCTACGCAGTATTCTCAGTTCATTCTTGATAATTTACACGATTACCTATTGCCAGAAGGTTTATATAGAGATGTTTCAGACTTTGGTTCTGGTACAACTTTAAATATTAAAACTGTTGGTACGGTAACAATTCAAGATGCTGCAGAAGATACACCACTAAACTTTAATCCTATCGACACAGGAAATATTACACTTACTATCACTGATTATATTGGTGATGCTTGGAAAGTGTCTGATGATCTTCGTGAAGATGGTGCTCAAATAGATTCTTTAATGTCTATGCGTGCAATGGAATCAACACGTGCTCTTGGTGAAAACCATGAATCACGTTTCTTAGCGGTAGCTAATGCTGCTCAAACTAATGCTAACGTAAACTTAGTAAATGGTCGTCCTCACCGTTGGATTGGTGGTGGCACTGGTGTTACTACTAGGGTTATGAGTATGTCAGATCTAATTGCTATGAAGCTTGCATTTGATAAAGCAAATGTTCCTGCTGCTGGCCGTATTGCAATTGTTGATCCAATTGTTGAAGCAACATTAAACAGTCTTACAAATATTGTGAATGTTTCTAACAATCCAATGTTTGAAGGTATTATTACAGAAGGTTTTGCTAAAGATCACAAATTTGTTCGCAACATTTTTGGTTTTGATATTTGGACTTCAAACTTCTTACCTTTAAAGACTGCTACAGAAGCTCTTAATGCTTCTTCTTACAATCTAGCAAACACAACTGCTGCTATTGGTGATGTTGCCAATCTCTTTATGTGTGTTTCTGACGATAGTACTAAACCAATCATGCATGCTTGGAGACGTGCTCCTAAGACTGAAGGTTGGAGAGACAATGAAGAAAGAGCAGACAAGTATCAAGTAACTTCACGTTTTGGCTTAGGTGCTCAACGTGTAGATACATTAGGTACTATTTTAACAACAACTTTAACTTACTAGGAGAATAACATGGGTTTCGAACTTGATTCAAAACGTGCTGTTTTAAACTCTTACGGAGTTAGAACAACAAATGGTAAATTTGGTGGCCAACAAAGCACCAAAAACGGTATAATTAAATCTGCAATTTGGGATTTTAGTTATAATGATCTTCCATCTGCAACTGCAAGTAACCTTCAACAAGTTATTCCTGCAAATGCAACCATTGTCTCATCTAAGTTTTATGTTGACGTAGCTTTTACATCAACCTCTACAACTACAGATTTAGATGTTGGTTTTTATACTTCAGCTAATAGTGCAATTGATGCTGACGGTTTGCATACAGCTGCTTCATTAACACAAACTGCTATTGCTGTAGCAGGTGCTGTTTATGCAGGTGCTGGTGCTTTAGTAGGGTTTACAATTGGAGCTACTGCTGGTGAATTAGTAGTTACTCCGACTGTTGCTGATCTAACAGCTGGTAAAGCACGTGTTGTTGTTGAATACGTACTTGATGAGAACTAGAAAGATGTAATATAAATTGATGGGTCTTCATCCTGAAGGCCCTTCTTTTTACTTAAAGGAATTTAAATGACAATACAACATAGTTTACTTACAGGTGCTAATCTTCATGAACCTAAAGGCGTAGCCTCAGCTACTGTCAATAAAGTTTATGTATCTGATGGTGCTGGATCCGGTACTTGGAAAATCATAGAACCTCAAGGAGCTGCTACTGCTTTAGTAAATAAAGTTTATCAGGCAGACGGAGCAGGTTCTGGTACTTGGCAATACCCAATGGGTAAGATTTATGGTGAATTATATATTACAAGTGGAGCTACTTCATTTACATTAGCTGCCGCTTCCGCATATTCAAGACTTGATCCTGGAACAGTATGGACTCAAGGGTTAATAAAAAATGTAACTACTACTGCTGCTGATGGAACAATGACATTAGCTAACGCAGGAACATATCGTGTAGATTTTTGGGCTAATTTTTCAACAGCTGCTCTTGCAGCAGGTACTGCTTATAATTTTAAAGTAGCATTAGATGGTACTCCAACAGGTCGTAAAGTACATGTACATAAAACAGATCCTGGTGCTGAAACTCTATTTGTATCTGGTTCTGCTCTATTAACAGTTACTGCTGCACAAGTTCTTTCTATTCATATTGCTGGAGATGCTACTTCGTCAGCTACTGCTATTACTGTAGATGAAGCAAATATGATAGCAATAAGGTTAACGGAGTAATATTATGGCTAGTATGACTTTAATTCAAATAGTTAAAGATATATTATCTGATATGGATTCAGATGAA